TTTGATATTCCTTCTTGTACGCGTCATACGCCGCGTTGTCAGCAGGCGCGTTAGCTTTGTCAACATTGTACTTGCTTAGCAGCGCGTCGTAATCAGCTTGCGCAGTAGCTAACTTATCACCCGTCAGCGTGTCTGTGGCAACTGGGCGCGTGCCAGGATCAACCGGAGTCGCACCTGAGTAGTTGATTCTACCAGGAGTACCAACTCCGTACTGCTGCATTATTCTGTTTAATTCAAAGCCCATATTTACTCCTTAACCGCCGAGGTTGTTCAGACCTTTGTACGTATAGAGACCGGTGGCCAGCTGAGACAGCGGCGAAGGTGAATACGTAGCGCCGGTTGTGGTGCCAGTGTTAGTCGTAACTTGCGGTGTGATTGGAGCCATGCCGCGAATCTGCGTATTGAGCCAATCCATTTGCTGCTTAGGATAGTTCTGCTGGTTGACGAACTGTTGCTGAGCAGCGTTGAGTTGCTGCTGCATTTGATTCTGCTGAGCCGCGCCCGCACCTTCAAGCGCCGCCACATCAGCTGAACGCATAGCTTGCTCTTGCTGTTGCATGTTAGCGAAGTTCTGCAACGCAGACATCTGACGCTGGTAATCTTGAGCCTGAGCCGCCTGAGTAGCCTGAGCAGCGGTGAGACCGAACTGCTGTTGAGCTTGACCCGCACTGGTTTGCATCTGACCCAAGTTACCCAACTGAGACATCTGCTGGGCAGTGAGCTGACCTTGTGTTTGACCGAGGTTGGTCAGGTTCTGTTGTTGCTGGCTTGTCAACTGACCGGTGGTCTGACCGAGGTTGGTCAAAGCCGAAGCCTGCTGCCCTGTCAGCTGACCAGCGGTTTGACCGAGGTTAGCCAACGCAGAAGCCTGCTGGCCAGAAAGTTGACCTTGTGTTTGACCGATGTTAGCTAGCGCTGAAGCCTGCTGACCGGTCAACTGACCTTGAGTCTGTGCGAGGTTACCATACTGAGCACCGCCCTGAAGCACGCGAGAGAGGTCTGCGCCGGAAATACTACCGACCGTACCAGCCAACTGCGCTTGACGTGCGAGGTCTGCCTGAGAAGCACTGAGAGCCTGCCCGTAGCCTTGGTTAGCCAGTTGAGCCTGTTGGTTCAACACAGCTTCCTGAGTGTCGCGCAGAGCACGACTACCGAACTCGCCCATACGTGAGCCGCCGAACTGACCAGCTTTGATGAATGCGTCGGAGACGTTAGGTAGCAGGTTCTCACTGAGGTTGCGACCCGCCTGCTTAGCGAGCACATCCATAACCCCGCCTTGGTAGGGTGACATGTATTGGTTGATGCCGCCCGCAGCAGATTGAGCCGCTGCTGTGAGGTACGGATTAGCCGCGCTCAATGCTCGGTCAGAAAGCGCCTCTGCGGTCGTTTGACCGGCTTGGCTCATGTAAGGTTGAGCAGCGTTATAAATGTTACCCGCCGCAGTAGCGGCTTGGTTCATGTAAGGTTGAGCCGCGCCCGTGATGTTTCCGGCGGCGGTTCTAGCTTCGCCCAAATAAGGTTGCGCCGCACCCATGATGTTGCCCGCCGCTAAGCCCGCTTGCGTCAACGAAGGTTGAGCAGCACCTACGGCATCCATCGCCATCGCTTTTGACAGCGCCGGTTGACCCGCCGCTACGATGTCCATCTTACCCGCTCTGTCAAAATACCCTTGACCCGCGTCTAAGTTTTTACCGACTAAATCTTGACGCAAATACTGACTTTGCGCCTGCTTCAACGCATCAGCCGTACCTTTACTGCCGAAGTCGTACATTCCGGACTGAGCTTTGTCAAGGTCACCCTGATAGAAACCTTGATTAGCTTGAACCTGCTTGTACGCTTGCTGTTGCAGAGGTGACAATTCAGCCACAGTGGGCATGTCATACGACTGGTAAGGCGCGTTGGCGATGTTCTGTGCCACTTGAATCTGATTGTAAATCGCGTCCTGCATCCACTTAGGAGTCTCAGTGGATGACGTAGTGTAAGACGTAGCGGTCTGAGGCGACCCTTGGAATAAGCTGCCCATTATGCAACTCCTTTCAAATAGCTGAGTGGTGACTTAGCGTTAGGGCTAAATTTACCCTTTGCCAACGCTTTACCTTTGTGTGAACGGATGCTTCCGCGCATAGCGTCGAGGCGTTTAGCTCCCTCTTTGTTAGAGCCATCACCGAGCATTGCAACTGTTTCTGCGTCAATCACGTATTCACCATCTGAGAGTTTAGCATCAATGGTGTCTGCTCGACCAGAACCTGCTCCTTGAGCGAATCGGGCAACAGCTGACAGAGCGCCACCTTGTGCCAGTTTTGGCGGATTGGTGGTCGCGGTTTGCATATTATAAGCGCCAGAAGTGATTTTTGGCCAACTCCGCGCCATGTATTCAGTCAGGCTCACGTTGTTTGCGTTGGCGTCGCTTTGCAGCTTGTTCCAGTCCCAGCTGATTGAGGGGCGGTTAAAGTACTCCTGCTGCTCGGGCGACATCTTACTGACCGCCTGTTGAACCTGCGGAGGAGCGCTACCGAGACTACCTAAAAGCGTAGCGCCCATCAGCACGTTCTTCATTGATAAGGGGTTGCTAGAACCGGCTGTCGGCGCTGTTGTTTTGAGTTGCGCGAGGGGTGACTGAGGGGTCGTAGAAAGACCACTACCCATGTCTTGACCGCCGAAACCTTGCGGTGCTACCGGCGCGGCTGGATTTGTCAAAGAATAATCAACTGCGAAGCTGTCCGGACCTTTGTAACCGGTCTGCCCTGTCAAATAGTTTGTAGTACCGTAACCGGCTTCGGGCACGCCGCTGTATGAATAATCGCTACCCTTGGGCATCTTCAGACCTTCAACTACCGCGTCAGAAGGTTTCAGACCCATGTTGCTGTTCTGTGTTTGAGCAGGGCGAGACATGCTGGTCGCCAGACCCGCCAAACCGCCGCCGATGATAGCGGACTTGGGGTCATAACCGGCAGCAATCATGTTACCGAACTGCTTACCACCCGCACCGAACGCTGCACTGCCCGTCAGATCGCCGAGCTGTTGACCAGCGTAAGACCCGAGAGCGCCTGTAGCCGCGCCCTTCAAGAAGCCTTGACCGGTAGCCATACCCATACCGCCGCCCACGAGCGCGTTGCCGAGAACATTTTGGCCAGCTGTGCCTAAATTTAACCCTAAGCTACTGTTAACCGCTGAACCTGCGGCTTCACCTAGACCGCCGCCTAAACCACCCAACACCGCGCCCTTAAGCGGGTCGCCGCCAGTCAAAGCAGCCGTACCGCCACCGATAACTGCACCGCCCACCATCGTGGCGGCTGTACCGGTAAAGCCAAGAGAAGCACCAATTGCCGTACCCGCACCAGGAACGATGAAGTCCAAAGCGATAGGAAGCGCGACGGCGAGAAACTTTTTGAACCAGCTGTACTCGGGGTATCCTGTTTGTGGATTTATAGTACCCGCACCACCCATACGCTTGAGCATAGCGGCTTCACGCGGATTGATGTGCGCTAACATGGTGTCGCCGTGGCGACCCATAGAAGCTAGACCGCCTTTAGCAAAACCTTTCTGCTTAGTACGCTCTTGCATTCCGTACAAAAGAACGAGCAGGGAGATGATAACTATGGGGTCAAACTGCGCAGGGAGATCACCCTCCTCAACCATGTCATCTTTGATGGCTGAAGCTAAGATCTCTTCATAATTCTCAGGGTGATTGAGCGCAAACTCGAGCATCTGGACTAATTCATCCAAGCCCTCACCCGTGATCGGCATATCACCGATTTGATTCTCAAGCGTTAAAACCGCTTTTGAGAACCGAGGGTCGTTCTTCGCAATTTCAAGAATTTGCTGCTTATCCATTTGTCACTCCAATTAAGACAGCGACTGCGCAAATCGCTCAGCCCAGTCACGCCAATCATCAAAGTCGTAAGGTAGAGGAAAGTTCCTACCTAGCGACGTATTATTTAAAAACTGCATAGCCCAGTTCTGCCAGTCATCACCGTCCAACCGACTGAGCGCCCCGTAGCTGTCCAGATCGAGCGCGATCTGATCAGCCCAGTCATGTAGCGACATGTACGAGGGGCGCGTGATCGTGGTCATCCGAGCACCGTCCTGTCGCCGGAATCAACGTGTCCGATGATCTGACCCATCTGGTAATTGCCACCCACAGCGTTTGACTCAAAGCGCACGCGCAACTCACGGCGCTGCTCTTTAAGCATCACGATCTGCTGATAAGGCTCTGTGGCGGTTTCAGGGAATGAGAACACGCTGCTGTAAACTTCAGGCGCTCGGGCGTTAGCGCGACCGGTGACTTGAACTGTCATCGGACCGTTCTGAATGAAGTCAGGCTCAATCTCCGTAATACGCAAGTATTCGTTCTTACCCTGCGGCAAAGATGACAAGTCGGCTGTTTCAAAATAAGATTGAATCGGCAGGGTGGACTGACCTTCAACTTCGTCAACACCTTGCTCATGAATCCAGACGCGGTAACCACTTGCCGTCGGAATGCAATCCGTCAGCAGAGGCGCGGCGAAGCCGTTATTGTAACCGCCAGAAGCTCGACCGGAAGCGGGCAGCGCCGTGTCATACCAAGAGTTCTCACGCACATTGTAAATAATGGCGTGGGTGCATTCTGTCGCGTCGTCGCGAGGGTAGCACCACCAGATTTCACCAAAGTGCGGGACTTTGAACGCGAATACTTTTGCCCTCTGACCTTCGTTAATGTTGTCAAAGAAATAGTTCAGATTCATCTGGTTAGGCACTTCACGCACCACGCCGTTGAACATCAGGAAGCGGTCAACGCCTGCCCAGAAAAACACGCCATCATAATCAACCACGCAGTCGGGTGACATGATAGAAGTGTCCGTTGCGATTGTGTCAAACTGGAACACAGTTGCGCCGCCCGTAAAAGTTGCACGAATCACAGCGTCGTAAGCCCAGAACAAACCCGCAGGTGCGGAGCCTGAACCGGCGCGCAGCGGCATACCTTTGATAATTTTCTGTCCCCAAACTCGGGCGATACCTGATCCGGAGCCGCTCAGGTCAGTGAAGTCGCCGGCAACAGACCAGCCGACAATACCCGCTGTACCGTAGTAAAACAGGTAGGGAAACAGCATCACAATACCGCCAGTGGTATTAGCGCCAGCAGGGAGGGGAATTTCAACTAAGGGCGCAGTCCCTAGAATATCGCCGTAGAAAATCTGACCGCCGGTGTCGTTACAAATACATTCTAAATTAGGAGCTACGTGCGCGATTAACGAGTTGTTAGTCGTTGATGCGTCGTACGCGGTCTGGAACATCCATTGATTGTTATCGCTGACCGTCAAAGCGTCTAAGCCACCAGACATGTCGGTCACAGCGGTCGTGATAGTTGTCGTGTTAGCCACAACGACGAATCCGTTAGTAGCCTGCCCGACAGATGAGGCGGTGATTGTGATGACCGCGCCCACCGCGACTGCCGTGTAGTCAGGCGTAGACGCGTAAGCGTTGATATTCGCAGCAACGGCGGTGGCGGTCGTCGGTAAGTCAGTCGTGAACGAAACAGAGCCGGAGGTGATTGTTACGCCGTTGACGGTGATGTTGTTAACTGATCCCGCGCCACCACCTGTCAGTGTGACAGAGCCGGTCGCGCTGACACCCACAGGTGTACGGTCGCTGATGACAGAGCTATTTTTAGTGCTGTCAATCGTGAAGCGCTCAACAGTAGATGACCCCGCTGAGTGGCAATACTGTAAACCTTGTTGAGTAAAGCTGTTAAAACCCCTAGAGATTTCGGTCAGGTACTTGTTGATTGAACGATACCCTGCGATTTTTCTAGGAAGCCCGCGCTGAAACCGAACCCACTGCCCATCAATGTAGAAGTCACCTTCATACCTAGTACCGTCCCGCTTGATACCAGGTAGAGATTTTAGGACAATTGTAGATTCAGGCATCAGAACGTCCCACCTACGACCACATTAGCGGGTGCGATACCTAGCGCAGCCCATGCCGCCGCTTCGTCAGTCGCGGTGAAAATAGCCGTACCCACGGAAGTCCCGCCGAGGTTGATCAAAGCCGCGCCTGCGTTTGTAGCCCCTGTACCACCCTGCGCGACAGAAATCGGATAGCTCGCGACTCGTGTGTCCGCGTTAACAACATCACTACCGTTACAATAATAAATTCCGCGAGAGCCTTGAGTAACGGCGATACCCGCACCGGCTGAAGTTTTAACCGTCAGTGTGTAAGCGCCGGTGGTCGCGTTGTCAACCCAATACTGCTGAACAGTTGAAGGGACAACCACGTTACGATTACCGGTTAACGTGCCGGTGAATTTATAAACAATACGGTTTAGCTCCGAACCGCTCAGCGTGTAAGTGCCGCTTCCTGCAATGTCGACCACCGTATAGTCAAAAACAAAAACCGAAGCCTGACCGAACCCTAATGTGTAAAAGTTAGTCCCGTCACTGATAATTACGGATGACTCACTGGGTTGGTAATCTTTAGTTGCAGCCCCGTCAATCGTGTTGATGCCTGAAGGGGTGACCGTAACTTGACCGCCACCCGAGTTACGCAGGTACATGAACCAGTCGTTACCGACCGTAGCAGCGCTAGGTAGCGTCAACACGCCTGAGCCTGAGCCGGTCCACAAATACATCTTGGCGCGGTCAGCTGTACCCGCCGTGTAATTCGTGTTGAACTGTGTAATAGGTACGGATTGAGACAACAGCGTACCAACCGCGACAATACCAGTACCCGCGAGAGCAGAAGCGTTGGCGTTAGAAACTGTAGCGCCGAACTGGAGCGTTTCCCACAAGCCGTTCGTAGTTGTGTTGCTCGTCAAATAGACTTGCCAAACTGTGCCCGCAGCGATAGAAGCAACCTGCGTACCGCCCGCGTTTTTGACTATGAAAGTGTAAGCGCCTTGGTTGTTAAACAGGATCGTGTTACCTGTGCCGCTCTTCTGCGCATCTGGCAGGAAGATTGACCAACCTGACGTAGATTCCGTCACGTCAATAATGCGGGTTGCTAAGTTCGTGTTAGTAGAGGTTTCCTCTGGCCAACTCAAAACAATATCGGCGGTCAGCGTGACTGCGCTGTAGCTGATTTCGCTCGGGTAGATGTTCGCTCCACCAAAGACGTCGTTATAGATAGGCATTACGCTTCACTCCTATTTGCTGTGCGATCCATGATACGCTTCAAGTCTTCGCCATTCAGCGCCTGCGCCGCACGGTCGTACATGGCTTGCCAAGTCTGAATACGCTCGTCTTTCTTGAGGAACGGAGTCGCTTCAAGCAGGGTTGCGTACAATAGCACGTCAGGTGCATACTCGGTGAGCCAGTTAGTTTGCAGGTCATCACCCAGCAGGGCGGGCTGCTCGTAGTACAAGATTTCAAGGGTCTGCGCTGCGGCGGGTGTCGGGGTAATCAGCCAGTGCTGATAATCGTAGTCGGCGTAAAACTGAGGAGCGGCGGTTTCGGCTTCGTCTGGCCAGTAGTTACGGCAATACTCGTATGCGCGGGCAAAAATGGGCGAGCCGTTGACCGTCATGCTGATTGTGTCGCGCCAGCGGTCAGGCTTCAGGTAGACCGCCACTCCGATTGACAAAGGGGTCGTCACAGCGCGGATAAAACCCTGAATTTTAAGTTCGCGGGCGATACGGCGCTCACCTAATGTGATTAGGCGAGGTAGCTGGTCGTAAACGATTTGGTCGCTCTCTTGCGTGAAACCACGTTCAAGGTAGCGACGCACGTCCACCAGCAAACTGTCGTACGTCATGCTATAGCTCATAAATACTCCATGGGTATTAGCAGCTGATTCAGCATGCGCCGTTTTGATGAATTATAACCTTGAAACAGAGTTCAAGGCAAGCAGTTCTAATCCGCGTCATGAAAGGAACACAGCGCGTTCGTCAATCCGGCGCTTCTGAAGCCCCTTCAAGACTTTACCCCCCGCCATGCAATACTTCAAGAGTTCCTCAGCAGCACCCTCTTTATCACCGCGTAGCAGCTTCTGACGCAACGTCGAACGCTGGAGTGTTCCCAGACCGACATTAAAAGCAAAAGACACAAGACCGTCAAACATCCCTTGTGTAAGAGGTACAGGACAGAAGCGTTCCACTCCACGCTCAAACCTGTTAAGATCGCTTCTGAGAATCCCATCTACTTCTTCTTTGGAAAATTGGCGGTTATCTTCTGCACGAAGCGCGTAAGCGCCTCTTTGATCGATTGGTAACTTACCTTGATCTGGGTAAAGAACATGTCCAACTCCTATTGTCCACAGCTTTGCTGGGCACTGGTAAGGTTTAAACCGAACACCCTCATGGTGTTTGATCATCTCAATCGTTTTAGACGAGACGTTCATTTACCGAACGCCCGACCGCCGAAGTGGAACGCAATAATGCTAGCAAACAGGGCTTGCGTCTCACTGTCCCAGAGCATCTCTAGCAGGTCATTGAAAGGTACGCTCATGTAGTAGCCGTACCAGAAACCTGCGATGTCAACAAAAACCAGCAGGAAAAAGAAGCCGTATGTGACCACAGGGCGAACGCTGGCGCGGAGATTCTTCATCCACTGACTGGTTCCCTCGTTCAAGCTGGCGTCATGGGCGTAGATTGCCTGCATCTCTGCCTGCTGAGCGCCGATGAGGGCTTGGCTAGTGTTAGCTGCGCTTTCCGTTGCGAGCTGCTCTGAGCGTATATGCTCTACGCGCTCTTGAGCTTCAAAACCGAGCTTACGCATCTCAAGCTCGCGCTGGATCTGGAGTTGGGCAAGGGCTAATTCATGGGCTTTGTCTTGTTGACCTTGGAAGAATTCAAGAATCTTGGGCAGACCGCCCATCAAGAACGAAATCAGAGTTGAGAGTAGGGTTAGCATAGTGATCCTTTACTGTTTGCTTTTACTTAAAATATTACTCGCAATTTGCAACATGCTAATTGCTTTGTTCAGGTCTTTAGGCTCTTTATCCCAGCCAACAGTGATCTGCCCGACGAACCGACCTTGTTCCGGCGGCACACTCACACGGCAACCGAACGTCACGCCTTTTTCAATGTACCAAAGTCCAATCTCGCTCTGAGCCGTTGCGTATTCACCGCAGGGTATTTCATTCGCCATCAGCGCAATCACATCACGATTATTGGCGGTGCTCTGTGTGAACAACCCCACGTCCAATCCGTCATGAGTTTTGTCTCTACCTTCTCGGGTGTAAGCGCGAAACAACACTCGCGTGCCGAACAGCGGGTTAACTTTGAATATAGCTATAACGGTCGCATCGGTGTTTTTAAACAAATGCGCCGCGACGTCTTCAGCCCTCTCTTCTGCGATTGCCGGCAGCTTCTTGTTTTCCTTGTACGCCTCAAACAAAAACCCTTGGTTCTGCCAGAGGAAGTATCCGGAGAACGCGAACACTGCCATGAGCAGCAGCGCGAACAGTTTGAACGGACTATCTACGTAAGATAGAACTTTGCTCAAAGCGTCCGCTGGCTTGTCGTCACTCATAACCCGAGCATCCCTAAAAACTTATTCACAATCTTGTCGGACAGGTCGTCCGGCAGGAAGCGTAAAAAGCCAAGCACCCACCAAACAATGCACAGCCGTACAAAGATTTTGAGAAACAGATCAAATTGCTTCTGGTACTCATTCACCGACCACACCTTGTCTTGGCGCATAGTTCCATGACTTCAGCAATACCCCAACCAACCGCGCCGAGGAACATGACGATGATCACAATCGCAACCGCCCACATCATTTGCTCTTCTTCAGCTTCTTTGCGCTTTTTCTCTTCAGCTTTTAACGCCGCCATCTCTTTGGCGTCGTCCCTGTCCATCTCGGCTTGACGGGCTTTGATTTTTTGCCAGACGTCAATCTTACCCGTCTGCATGAAAAGCATCTTTAGCTCTTCTTCAAATGCGCGGGCTTGCTCCAACGCCATCTCAATCTGAAGCGCGGTTCCCATGTTGGAACCCTTCTTGTCCCGCTTAGCTTGAAGCATAGCTTTAGTCGCATTGCTCTTTGCATCAAAGAGCTTCCCAATCATGGGCGCGAGGGAACTTAAATCGTTAGCAACTTTGCTCGCTTTTTTAACGAGTCCAATCGCCTGATGTAAACCTTCTAGCGCTGTAATCGGGTCGATCGGAATCATGGCCACATCCAAACTACTGTAAATGTCCCCCAAACAATGAAGGCAACAATCAAGGCTGCGGCAATAATTGCTTCAGCCCAGTCTCTCATACTTACAAACCTAAAATCTTTTTAACAAATTCTCCAGCAACTCCTGGACCAAACAATACCGCCGCAATGACGATGTAAAGTAGATACTCGATCGTTTTCATACGGTCTTTTCCGCGATCAAGCGCGTCTTGTATTGAGCGATAGCGCTCCGTGCAGACCGCCTCATGAACCGCCAACCGAGTATCTACTGATTCCATTATTGCACCTGCGCGCCAGTAACTGCCTCTTCAGGCTGTGCTTCCAACGCGTCTTTCAACATTCTGAAAAAAGCATCTCGACCAACTTGAAGCTGATCCACGTTGAATCTTGCTGAGTCCAATTTACGATCCAAGTCAGCGACGTGGTTGAGCAGCATCTGCTGTTGCTGGCTCATGTCTTCAAACTTGTACTCTACGCCGTCAATAGTCACAGGGGTTTTTTCGTTTTTTCCCATGATGTTTCCTTTAATGCGCCACCAAGATCGGGTGGTGGCTTCCCGTTATGATGTTGCCCAAGGTGTTCCTGTAGCAGTCACAGGATTCTTCTGCAAGGCGATGTTAGCCGCTAAAGAGGCTTCAATTGTGTCTTTGTCGCTACCGCTAGCCCACACCCACCCGAGCACCATTTCTTGCGTCAACTGATCGTAAGGCACCACGGGAGAGCCTAAAGGCCATGTCGTTGTTGAAAAAATAGAAGCGTTGTATGTGCCATCCACGGCTACCGCTTGCCAGTACGCTGTCGTGACGAAACCATTGTCAATTTCGTAAACGAGCTTAGAGATGCTCCATGTAAAAGTCATAGTAATTCCTTAAGGGTGTGATAATTTGTAAGCATCGAACTCAGCTTTAAGCTCTTTGATAGCCGCGACTAAAAGTGGAATTGTGTCTGTGTAACCCAACCACATCCGACCATCGTCAGCAATAGACACCGCCTCTGGAAGTACCTTCTGCACGTCCTGCGCAATTAAGAATGCGCGTGATGCGCCCTCATTGTCAACAACGTACCGACCAGTTACGGCGCGAAGTGTCATTACTTTAGATAACCCGTTTTCAATAGGGACAAGATTGGTTTTGTGACGTTCGTCTGAAATCGAAGTCCACGACCCGCTTCCTGCCGTCAACCCCACCCCACCTGTACTACCGTTCATCAGGATTAAGTAACCGCTGTTTGCAGGGTTGCGAATTATTGGGTTTCCACTCCAACCCACGCCGCCAGCGTCACCAAAATAAAGGTTTGAGCCATCGCTAACATGAAACTTGGCACCAGGAGTTTTAGTCCCGATAGCTACGTTCATGTTCATAAACGTCATCACCTGCGACCAGCCAGCGGGGTTGAAAAAATTGTTACCCCAAACCAGACCACGAACTGGTGAAGAAGTATAGTTCTCTAGCGAGTAGTAATAAGGACCAGTCGTCTCATTGAACCATCTAATCGAATCGGTTGAATTATTAACATACCTAAAGAAATTAAGGGAATTAGTCGAAGTAGGACTAAAGGTTACAGTTGTCCCGTTGGTTTCCATCATCGATGGCGCGGCGGCAAACGAACCAGCGTTGTTGTACTGGAATTGACCAGTAGAACCCGCAGGGCTTCCACCACCGCCGCCACCAGCCGCCCAAATAGGGGGTGAGCCTGAACCTTGTGATGTCAGGACTTGACCGCTTGTGCCGTAGTTAGCACCTGATAAGCCGATTGCGCCAGATGAAGCGATGCGAAGACGCTCTGTTGGTTCGGTGTCAGTATTTACACTTCTAGTGTAAAAAGCCAAATCACCATATGTTGTCCCTGCATTAAAAGTTTCAACAAAACCAAAATATGCAGGGTAATAATTATTTGTGCTTTTATACCCAAAACCAATTAAACGCTTTCCACCAACACCATTTTCGGTTGCGCCAAGTCCCAAATATGTTGAACCATTACCAATAGCAGTTGCATTAGATTGAGCAACTTGAAGTTTTACATTAGGCGAACTTGTCCCAAGACCTAGATTACCTGCGGTATCAAAGGTTGCGCGAGCCGTATCGTTTGTTGTCAGATAAAGCGGGTGATTGCTACGCGCACCCATGTAAACCGCGCTGTTTGTATTACTAGAAATTGTCTGAGCAATAACAGATGTACCAGTAACAAGGCTAATTGCGTTGCCACTTGAGTTGGCAAGTTCTAAAGTTTTAAATCCGCTAAATGTAGTAGGCGAATTCGTCCCAATACCCAGATTGCCAGTAGAACCAACAAATCTTGCTTGCTCAGTTCCATTAACCTTGACAATAACATCTCGGTTTGCACCATTTGCATTTAGCGATAGGTCAGCACCAGATGATGATTGAACAGTAGCAAGAGCTTGTAAAGTTCCACCGCTAGTAATGTTCCCTGTGCACGAAAGATTAGTACCATCAAAAGTAAGCGCAGAGCCACTTGTCGCTTGGCCTGAGCTGTTGACGTACACAACACCATTAGTGGTGATCGGGGCGATAGCCCCTGTAGCGCCTGCTAACAGCGTTACCGTGCCAGAGTTGTTTTTGTAGTACAGCTTGCCGTCGGTGATGTTGATCGCCAACTCGCCGTTCTCTAAGCTCGTATTGACAGGTACAGCCGACGCGGTCGTGCTGTAGTAGAGTTGGATGGGGGTGTAGCCAATAGCTGCCATGATGTTACCTCAAATTCTCAAGTTTGTACAAAGTTTTCATATGCATACCGGTGAGATCATCAACGATGTTCTCTAAGGCTGGGACACCTTTAGCAACTTTGCTACGGTTTTCATTCAGCCAAATTATATCATCATGGATCAGTTTTGCGATGCTTTTTTCCTGTTCGCCAACTTCACCGATGATTCCGAAAGTACCTTGGTACGCCTCAATCAGCTCGTCCAGCTGCTCGATGACATCTTCGTAGTAATGACCGAGCGCTTTATGCTCAGAATATGACTTTGTTTTCCAGTGTGCGATGTGGGCTGCGTTTCGGGCGTGGAATAGACGCTCGATCAGTTCTTCAATCATCAGAATGTGCCTCCAGAGATACCACTCCAAGTCGGAGCGCTTGAACCGGCAGACGTCAATACTTGTCCGGCAGTGCCGTTAGCTAGGAAAGCCGTTGCGCCTGAGCCGGTTTGGTAAGGAATCTGGCTAGCCGCGCCTCCGGCAAGGTTCGTCGCCGTACCGACAGCCAACGTAGACTGCGCCGCATACGTAGGTGCTGTACCGTTAGATGTCAGCACGTAGCCGTTCGCGCCTATCGCTAATTGAGAAAGGGCTGTCGTACCTGATGCGTACAGCAGGTCACCGGTGGTGTAAGAGCCGATATTTGTACCGCCCTGCGCTACAGCGAGCGTGCCGGAGGTCACCTGCGATGCGGCGATAGCGATATTTGTATCCGCTAGCGCTGTTAACTGACCTTGCGCATTCACCGTCGCGGTCAGAGTTTTACTAGCGCTACCGTAAGCGGCGGCGGTCACAGCGGTGTTGGTGATGCTGAACTGCGTTCCGGTCAGCGTCAGACCTGTACCAGCGGTGTAAACCTGTGCGGAACTAATTTGCGCAAATGTGATAGCTGTCGTGCCAAATGTGATCGTGCCAACAGTCGTACAGATGTAAGTCTCGCCAATACCTGTCGCACCAGCTTGCACAAAGAACGCATCGCCTTGACCGAGAGAATTTGGACTGAACGGCGCATAAGTGTCTGCGTCAGTCGCGCGGGTGAGCACCCAGTTAGTTGACCCATCACCAACTACGGTGACCGTGTAGACACCGTTCTCAGCTTGGTTGGTCTGGTTGTAGATCAACACACGCATACCGACAGTGGTCAATACACCGTCAATGGTCAACGCTACTTGCGCGCCAGCGTTGGTCAATGTGGCTCCGACGCCTGACGCACCATTGTTGTACGTTGCGCTGAGATTGCCTACGGAGTCTGGCGACTCGAGATAAACAGGCGCATGATAGTGGATACCTGACGACGCAAGCGTGTCCACGTATTGTTTAGTCGCCAATTGCAAGGCGGTTGTTGGGTCTTGCGTCACGGCGACAGAAGTTAAGCCGCCGAGGGTCAAGCTAGAAGCGCCCAACGCGATAGCCGTTGTGCCCACAGTCACCGATGAGTTTGTCAAGCTCGCGTTAGCAATGTTTGTCAGCGTGTTCGCTGAGCCGGAGATAGAAACGCCGTTCAGCGTAGCTAACGTGCCGCCCAAAGAAAGTGAGTCGCTACCGATAGTGACTGAACTATTGGACAAACTACCATTGCCGATGTTGGTGAGCGTGTTGCTGGCACCGCTGATTGTTTTATTGGTCAGCGTTTGAGCGCCCGTCAACGTAGCTACGGTAGAGTCAATGCCGATAGTCACAGCAGTAGAACCGTCGTATGACGTGCCGGTCAAACCCGTACCGATTGTCAAGGGGTTCGTAGCTGTGGCGGTAACTGTAACCGAACTACCGAGGCTCACGGCAGAGCCATTGATAGTGATCGCGCTATTTGACAAACTACCATTACCGATGTTGGTGAACGTGTTGTTTGCACCGCTCATTGTCTTACCGGTGAGCGTTTGTGCACCCGTCAACGTGGCGACAGTTGAATCAATCGCGATTGTGACGGCAGACGAGCCGTCGTATGATGTGCCTGACAAACCAGTGCCGATGGTCAAAGCGTTTGACGCGGTGGCGGTTACAGTGACTGAACCGCCCAAGCTCACAGACGAGCCGTTGATCGTGATGGCACTATTGGTCAGGCTCGCATTACCGATGTTGCTGAAAGTGTTAAGCGAGCCGCTCATTGTCTTTCCGGTCAACGTGGACGGGATGTCAGCGTTGACCAGCAAACGGAAAGCGGTGGGGGCGTCTACCCCGCTAGTCGGACCCGCATAAACATAGTTTGCAGGTTGGTCTGACACGATCAGCGCAGAACCCCAGCTCGGGGCGGCTGTGCCGTTTGAAATTAGAACCTGACCTAGAGCACCGGCAGCACTGACGTACATGCCGTCAGCGCCTGACCAGATTACGGCTCCTGGTTGCATCACCAAGCTACGCGCTGTACCACCATTACCTAACCCGAGAATATTGTCAACCTGATCATCGTCAGACAAGTCAAGAGCAGGGTGCTGGTGATCGCTACGGGCGAGGGTGTTCTCCGAGCCAGCCGAGCCGGTTTGAAAATTCGTTTGCGGCGCACTCGCGCTATAGCTGGCAGCGAGCGTAACATTACCGCTCAACGCACCACCGCCGGTCAAGCCGTTACCAGCGATAACCTGCGTGCTCGTAGGCACATAACCTGAGATAGCCACAGGGGTCGTAGTAGCGGCGGTCACGCGACCGGTCGTGTCAACAGTTACCACAGGAATGTTAGTGGCATCACCATAAACACCAGGAGTCACGCCTGAGCTAGCCAGCTGCGTAGAACCCACGCCGCCGTTAGCAATGCTCAACGTGACGTTGCTTGACAAAGCACCGCCGCCGGTCATACCTGTGCCCGCAATCACTTGGCGGCTCGTAGGAACACCGGCAACGCTGAGCAGGTCACCGACGCGGATCTGGTAGTTGTTACCCTGATACACGATCATCATCAGGCTGTTTTCGTCAGCCACAGGAGCGACGGGTAACTGCGTGAGTCGTGTCGGTATTAGATTGCTTGGGACATCAGACATTTAAAACTCCAAGTAGCCATTACCGTCTTCGGTAATGAAAAACTCATCACCGGCTTCTTGAATGACGCCCGCAGGATGAGTGTTAATCGGGGTGTCCGGACGATTGAACGGAAGGACGATTTGATCAGGACGACGCGGCGCAAGGCGGTAAGGGTCGTACTCATCGCGGTCTTCTTCGCAGACCATCAGACCAGGATAGTTCGGGTCAGGAGCCAACTCAGAAAGCAACATCTTACGCGAGCAACGACCGCAGATGGCGATACCATACGTCGGTTGTCCGCTCGGGTCAAGAAATACGCTCATTTGGTGTAAACCCCAATACCAGGATTGATCTGAATAGGCGAGCCGTCATTGTCACCATCCCACGCACGCTGCAAGCTCATAGCGGCTCGTTGCTCAAGCATAGGGATGAGCTGGGCGTCAACTTGCGGGGTCTCGGAGGCGACCTTAGCGGTCAGGTTGTCAACAATCGCATTCAACCAGCGCTGAGGCACTTCTACGTCTTGCTGAAGGTTCGCAGTGTCCATGATCTGACGATGGCGCCAGAGGATCAACTGAGCCTGCTCAGCAGCAATGAACGGCGCTGGCCAGAGGTATACCACCGGCTCAGGTAGGTCGCGCTGAAAATAATAATTGCTAGGACGACCAGGAAACACTTTGTTGCTCTGGTTTACGTAGCTGTCGCGGTTCAGCTGCCCGAGGGGGATCTCTTGAGGCATATTGCCGAGGCTGATTACCGCATAGTTGAAAGTTGCCGTAGAGGTAATTCTGAAGTACTGGTAGGGCAATGCACCAGAAATGTCTGTCCACGTAATCTCGCCCGCGCTCGCGGTGTCTGAGTACGTCCCTACGGTAACCCAAACAGTTCCGTTCGTGCTCACCTGAAAGGTCAACGGAGTTGACGCACCGGACCATTCAACACCTACAGTGTCTACAACGGTCTGGGTGGTGAAGTTTACGGTGTACGAGGTTGACGTCGCTACGGTAGCGCCGGTCACAGGCTGGATGACGCGGTAATTCAGGTTGAGGACTTCGACCGTGCCGTTAGGTAAGGTGACAATCGGCTGGTTTTCGTACATAGGTAGAATCAGCTTCTCAATACACCAGCTAGGGGTTTTGATGCTCGCTAACTCAGACAGGAACAAATACAGAGACTCTAGAGCATAGGTCTGCATTTCGCCTGTGATAGCCTGAGCGGGCAGACGACAACGCCTGAAGGCGTGGTCTACCACCTTCAGCGCGTTAAATGTCGTTGTGCTCACTGTGCCGGAATATGCCATACTAACCCCATTTTGTAGTCAGATGGCTGCTGTCCTAGCACGCCCGATATTGACGAATTATAATTCAATATTGTTGAAAGACCAACCAGCTCAGCAATTTTTACTACCGCCTTTGGGCATAACAGCGCCGCCCTTTTTCAGCATCATCTTGCCAGGGAGCTTAGGTGCGGTGTGCTTCGAGGTTTCGCCAGGATTCTTGTTACCAACAACACCCAACGTGCCTCGGTTTTTCAACATTTCACGACCGCCCGTATTCATGGCACCGCCTTTAGCCATACCCTTGAGTTCGTTCTTGTCGTAGCGCATTTCAGAACGGACACGAGACATCTCCTTACCGGCGTCGCGCTGCTTAGCGGAAACGCGGTTAATTTCTTCTCGCTCGTTGCGAATAGTGTCTCTGACTCGAGCCTCGCCACCTTTAGCGTAACCCTTAGCCATACCGCCTCCGCAGTAACCCACGGTCTTACCAGCGGATGAGAAATCAAAATCTTTAACTTTTCCGATTGTCATAATTCACTCCTATAAATTTTCAGCGTTCACGCTAGCGTGTTTTTGATCAGAACCAAAATGAACATGGACGAAACAGCGTTATTGTTTGCGCTACCTATTGCTGTGGCTTCAATGGTGGTCTTTTCAGGAACCGCCAGAGGATACTCAAATACATAATTCGCCACGCCGTTGTTGAGCGTGGTGATCGCGGCAGTCTGCCTAATGTTGTTGGAACCTCTAGTCAGCAATCTACCCTGAACCTGAGTTGACCCGCTGGCTTGACCGGTAGAAAACAGACCTTGAGCGACATACGCAGTGTAGCCCTCAGGCACCGTATAACTTCCCGTGGTTGTGTTGTTGTAGTCAAACTTGATGATGTCGTATGCGGTCGCAGGAACGCCTGCGGTCACAGTGCCGGTGCCGATGTAGATGTCGCCAGCCGCGCTGTTACCAGAGCCTGCTGTAGCCACATAAGCATAGTTCACACGAATCAACGCCGCAGTCATCGTCACAGCAGTCTGACCATTCATGGTGACTGTCTCAGTGACTTCGCTGTAGTTTGCGTCAAGACCTTGAACAACAATCGTTCGCGCACCGGTACCAGCAGAAGTATCGTTCGCACTCGTTGAGCTGACCGTCATCTGAATAGCAGACGCAGGAAAAGTAATCAGGCTGGGCAAAGGCCAGACAGACACCTGAGTCGTGTCTACGTCTGGATTAAAACCGAACACTGTTACGTTTCTGTGCCCCTGAATTTGACCGCGAGAAACTTGAAGTTCAAACGGACCGAACTCTCCGAACTGAGTTACTGATGCAGGTGCGCCCATACTACACCCCTCACTGAGAAGCGTAGGTTTTCAAGCATTCGAGAATGATCGTATAACGATCGCCCGAAGCCGCGCCCACTGTTGAAAACAACACGTCGCCAGTTTTACCCGCGCCCGCGTTATTTGGTAGACCGCCAAAATCTGAAAATGTCATCTGGTACATTTTGTCCGCAGGGACGGTTTCACAGATCAAATCAGTCGTCGCGTCCCAAAGAATATCCACGCCCATACCTTGTGTCAATGCCCAAATCTTGTTGATTTTGACACCATTACACGCGAGATTAAATGAGTTAGGGGTCAGCGTAGAAACGTCAATTTTCAAAACAGCGGTTTCACCAGTGCCATCTGAAATATTGGTAAATTTGGCGATGAACAGGCGCTCACCGTCAAGAATCGTTTGCGATGTTACTGCATCAGCCATGTCTATCTCCTGAGGTTAAAAATGAAAGGGGCGAACCCCTCTCATTCAATTAAGCGGCAACAGCGCCGTTCAAGGCAACAATAGCCCAACCTGTAGCGGTGTAGACTAGCATGGCGGACTCACCGACGCCAGTGAAAGTGATAGTTGTGAAACCGATCTTAGTCGTGGGAGTCAAAACAGCAGAGCCGCCATCAACCACGTGGCTAATAATTTTGATTTGCCCAACAGTACCGTCAGCCAAGGTCAAAGCCTGTGCCGCACCGGTCGTTGTCAAGCTGGTCAACATGTCTGTGATGTTCACAGCGCCAGCGCCGGAAAGAGCTTGATTAGAAGCGAAGATATCGCCAGTGACGTTGCCGGTTACGTTACCGGTAATGTTACCAGTGACCGCGCCGATGAAACCATTTGTGGACGTAACTGGTCCGGAGAAGGTAGTAGAAGCCATTTTAAATTCCTCTCATGCGAGTAAAAGTGAAGTGTCTGTCTGCATGACGTCAGCTGGGACTGTCAGGCACTTCGGGGAAACCCAGAAAAAGAGGGGGACCGAAGTCCCCCGCTTTATTAAACGCCAGCAGTACCGAACACGCCACGTGGGTCAGTCCAACCCAATGTGTAACGCTCAGTAGCCTTGTAGCGCATAGAGTCAGTCTCGAAGTCGCCTTCCATAGACTTCTCCAAGCCACGACGCATCAACAACTTCAAGCCTTCAGGCGCATCGGTCTGCACCCACCATGCGGTAGATGAAGTGATACGTGACAAGTTAGCTTGGCCATCAGCCAGCAAGCCCATGGACTTAACTGGGTTGATGTCGTTGTCAGCAGTGCCGGTGCGCAAGACGCTCTT